GTAGGAATCAACATTCTTTCCATATTATTAAGTTGAACAAACGTTCTATTACTATTTATATCAAATGATACCCTTCTTGGTAGTTTTTTATTTTGTACGGCTCCATAATATTCTATATTCATATCAGGTAGTACATTTGCATATACATCAAAACATGCTGCTTCATTTGTTGCAAACGTGGGTAATTGTGCTCCTTCATTCAATTTAAAAAACTTTACCGACTCACAATGCATTGGAGATTTTGATAACGTGGTATTTGTATTATTGCTCGTCACCTTTTTGGTTTTCGCTTTGCTCATATTCTACTTTCTTATTTCCAATATTATATTTTGCAGTTAACATCCACTCATCTTTTTCTTTATATGAAAGGATTTTTAATTGATTTAGGGGTACAACTAATTCTGCGGATGCTTCTGAGGATACTAATGTTACTAACCCCCATTCAGCAAGTAAATTTGCTATAGTGTTTCTTCTCGCTTGATCATTCTCTGAAAAATTTGTTGGTTTACCATCAAGGGCAAACAATTCTTTAAAATGTACAATAAAGTACCTACCTTGTTTATGTAATATATGACAAGATTGGTATAATGTTTTATCTTTCCTAGATGCTACACCTATTCTAGTAAGTGTTTCTCTAATCTTTAAAAAGTCATCAGGTTCTGCTAATGTACATTCTATCATATCTTCAATGTTTATCATTTCTTCTCCACTCCACCTTCTGTAAATTGATTTTTAATTTCTTCAATGTGTTTGTCAGAAAGTACTTCCAAAGCATCTTTTGCTTTTTCATTACCAAAACCAAAATACGTTTTGACTAATTCTAAATTTTCAATTTTATCTGGTTTTAACCATTTAGACCATCTGTTTCGTGGTCTGATATTATTTAGTAAATAGTCAAATTGGAGTTTTTTATCAAGGAAATGTAGCCTATTTACTTCATTTACTTGAAGAATTGTATCTTGAAAGAAGGATAATCCCCTATTAACAAGAAAAGGCATATAATCCTTCTCCGCAAAAGGGTCATTTTTCATGATATTTTCATGTTTATTAATAGCTTTAATATAATCAAATGGTCCCATAATATTATTTATACTAAAAAGGAAGTGTAGATGTACTGCACCGTTGCTGCATCTCTTCGTATTGTGCTTTATCTAGTTCAATTCCTACATATTTTCTATTCATTTCTCTTGCAACACAAGGAACGACCCCTGAACCTGCAAAAGGATCAACAACTAAATCATCTTCATTTGAAAGATAACTTATCACTAATTTTACAAATTCTTCCGGCCAATCATGATGAGATCCTATTGCGCTTTTCATCATTTTATAGACTAAAATATTTCTTAACCAATCGCCTTTCCTTAAAATTTTTCCTTCGCGTGTAAAAACACACAAATGTAAATACGGAAAAATGTATTGATCTTTACTTTCAATATTAGTTTTAACAACAATTTTGTAGTCTTTTAATATATAATCAAAGTCTTCCATCTTGTTAATAATATATGAATGTTTCGAAAATATTTTTCCTTTCATTTTTCTATCAGACTGACATAATACAATAAAACCAGTATTTTTTATTATTCTACAAAACTGTAAAAGTGCTCTATTTAAAAATTCAATATATTCTTCTTGAATAGCATCAAAACCTAAATCATTAATGTCTGGCACACTTGTAAATAACAACTGCACCGAACTTTCTTCAATATTAGGAAGAATATTGAAACAATCATCATGAATTATAGAATCCATTTTTTCCATATATAGTGCGGTTCTGCATCATTAGAATCATAGATATTTGGATGTTTAAGTAATGCTCGTCTATACGGATTTAATGCTATGCCATAAGGTCTGTCATTATTCATCCATTCAGTTAATTTACATTTAGAAACTAGTTTTCCATCGGCATTTTTTACTATTTCTATCATTTCCTTAAATCGTTTAGACCGATCGGTAATACATTTTTCCTCAGAAACTATTTTATCAAAATAATCAAGCATTTGTTGCATTTCATTTTGATATAGTAAATTTTCTCTAAGATGTTTTAATCCTATGATTGCTTGCTCATTCCGTTGATAGTGATCATCTAAATATAAATTTAATAATTTAATCGCTTCTTCATTTGTTTTAAAAAAATCGGCAGTAGGATTAAGTTCTTTATAGTATGGCGCATCATACATAATATATGGTGTTCCGTTCATAATACCATCAGTAGTTGCTACTGACCATCCACCATATTCTTGTTTTGGTGAATATCCAACTCTACATTTTCTTAATTCATTATAATAATCTTTCTTATCGTATTTGTCAACATTAATGTAAGGTCTATTTGAAGTTTCTAAAAGTGGAATCCATACCTTAAAATCTTGTCGCTGTTTCCACAATTCATCCATAGTCTTTATGAAATTATCGAAATCTTTGTATGTAGCTGGTCGATGATTAAATACAATTTTCTTTTCAGTCTCTTTTAATGGTTCTTCTACTATATCTTCTTTTTTGATTCCAGGATGCTGTACTGTCAAAATTTCATCTAGTTTTTTACAATTCCATATACTCAAAATTTTACCTGCTTCTTCTAATACCAACTCTTTCTGAGCTTGAGTGTTCAAATAACATCTTTTCATTTCTAATATACCCATTAAATTATAATTAAGAGCATGCATAGTAGAAACTACTACATCTTTAATATCAAACCAATGACAATAACCTACGACCGGTGGATTATGACTTGAAGTATTATATAAAATATTTTTAATATTGAGTGTATGTTCTGGTAGGTGGGAAAATATTAAATCAAAATCCCATTTTCTATGGCGAATGACTTCCCAATCTTTCGCATTGAAATGTACCCTCATATTTTGAGGATAACTAGGAAAAAACATTACGAATTGATGTACATTAGCAAAGTCCGAAAACATTGACAAATATTTTGGCATTACCAAATAGAAAAATAAATCATCCCGAATTTTATTCAACTCCGTGATCATGGAGTGAATTACTTGAATGTAACTATCTTTCTCTAAATCTTTAGCATATGTAATATTAGGATAAACTAAAATTCGTAATGTTTTTTGAGGCTTAAAATCATAAAGATGTGTGGTTAGTGACATTGTTCAATCGACCATTTTTTCCGACTCTTCCCACATTGGCTGTTCTTCAAATTCAACTTCATAACCCTTATCATTTAAATACCATTTAGTCTTGTTAAGTTGAAAAGGTTGTATTTCCATTTTCCATTTCTCAGATTGAGGAACATGAGGATGATACATTAAAACTTTAACCCTAGTCTTTCGCTTAGATTCTTTACTATCTTCATACACTAAATCGGCAATTCGGTCAAAGTTAAACTTACCAGAAGACATTTGCAAAGCAATTTGTGTATCAGTAATATTCTGTTTTACTTTATTAGCTAAAATACCCTTGTAAGGTGAAGCCGCGTAATTTCTAAAATATTTGCCACGTAGTCTTGCTTCTTCCTCTGTTATGATTTGGTGACCGGCTTTTTCTATAATCTTAGTGCATTCTGCTTTACTAAATCTGTATCCTGTTTCCAACCACCTATAATTTTCAAGATCATCATACGCTACACCCTGTGCATAGTATGCTCCTTTAACAAATTTTATTCCATCAACTTCTTTTACTGGAGATTTTCTAATTTCATCTTTTCTATTAAGTAAATTACCAATACCTTCTAATTCATGGTCAGTAAATTCTGCGTGGGTTGTTTTTGGTATTCTCATAACTGGTATTGTTGTTGCGTGCTTCGCACGATCTGCGGCCATTACAGTTTGAGTTCCATCTCCTCTTACATCTTGTATTTCACCTTTAAACATTCTTTCTTCATAAACCACTACAGGATTACATTTGTTTGTTGAACCTCCTGCATCATCTATTAAATTTTTTACATCAACTTGAATCTGAGCATCATCTTCAAACCGAGCTTGTATAAATGGCATTTTTACATGATTTTCAATAGGCTCTTGAGTAATTTTATATTTCTCTTTACCTAAAATATCTTCAACAAATTTACTACATGGATCTAATCTTGGTACTTTATACATGGGACTCCCATTTGATTTATTATAATATTGTGGATTTTTAACTGCGTTTGCTTCGTGTAACATTGTATATTCCTTATTTTTTAAATGACCCCAATTATTACTATATTCTAATATTTCAAACCGTAATCGGGAAGACGAATTTTGAAATATTTCTTTAAACTCTTTATTCTCTGAAGAATGCCAATAACCATCTCCAACAAATCCTTTATGAATACCTAGATATTGTTTTAAATTTTCTAGATTAATAAAGCGATATAGATATCCTACATAATTATCTCTTGACGGGATATCACCTAAACTATTTTCAATAAAATTTTCTGGAAGTTTCATTTGAACTCACAATCTACCATCATTTCAGTTAAACACGCTACAAGATTAATTTCTTGATCAGCGACAAATGCAGACTTATATTGATAATCAGCAATAATAAGTACTGCTTGTGGAATTGAAGTATCTTTTAAATGATTACTAATTCCATCATAAATTTTTCGAAATATTGTTGTCGGATCATTATCACCATTTTGAGTGACCCATTTACGAACTTCAGAAAAATGTTTTTCTTTTAATGCTTTCATCAATTCATTTAAATTGATTTCTCCAATATGTGCAAGAATTCCAGCATCGATAATTCCTGCAGAAGAATACCTTTGAAGTTCATTTAACACTCTCCTCATATCTGGAAAATGTTTCATAATCAATTCAACAAGAACTTTTTCTTCAAATTGTATTTCATATGATAACAAAATATCTTTACATTTTGATAAACACGATGCCGCAAGTTTTGGCTTGTCTGATTTTGGAATTGAAAATTCTACTACAGAGCAACGTGAATGGATAGGATCAATGATCCTATTACGAAAATTACAAGTAAAGATAAAACTAACATTACCGCTAAATTTTTCAATGAACCCCCTTAGTGCTGGTTGAACCGATTCCGCATTCATATAATCTGCTTCATCGACTATAACGACTTTTCTTCCGCCTGTCATGGAAACTGAACTACAATATTGTTGTAATGTAGTTCTAACAGTATCTATATTCCTTCCTTCATTCGAACCATTAATCATTAAATAATCTACACCAATTTCATCACACATGGCTCGTGCTACTGTAGTTTTACCTACTCCTGGCCCGCCTGATAATAGTAAATTAGGAATACGACCATCATCAACAAACCCTTGACACACTTCTTTAATGTGTATCGGGAGAATACAGTCTGCTACTTTTTTGGGCCGATGTTGTTCAACCCACAAATATTTTTCCATTAATTAAACCGTGCAGTTGATTCCAACTCTGAAAATGGTAATGGATTACCTACAAACTTAGTTGCAAGATAAACAGGATCTGTTCTATGGTCATGACAATCATAACACATATCACGCCATTTTATTTCACCAGATTTGAACTTATTGTCCATATCACATGGCTTACCACAGTTAGAACATGAGGGGCGAGCCGGATACTCTTTAAAGTTATTCATTTTAATTTTATCCATTATAATTTGAATTTTGTTCTGTTGCTATCCAATATTCAATTTTTGAATTTTTATTATCAAACTTTCCGATGCCTTTAGATGAAATTTGTACTCGATAATCTCCACTTAAAAGTTTCATATTTTCAATTTTAAAAACCATTTTAAATTCTTTATCTGTAGTTCCAACTTCTACTGGAAACCTATCTGAAGAAGGAAGACTTGTATCTATTGCCACTAAGTTAATTTTTGTACCATCACCTTCTACAATTAATTCTGGTAAAGATAAAACTTGTGCCATTCCTACACAGGATTCAAAATCATCTTTCGACATTTCGAATTCAATTTCGGGACTGGGAAAGTCTAACTTTTTTTCTGGTGGTAGGACTAACATCGCCGCCTCAGCAAAAGTATATTTAAGATTACCTGCTGTTAATTGGTCTGTTCCAATAGATAGATCAGGATCATTTAAACGACTTAATGCGCCCAATAACCTATTAAGATCATAGATAGCAAACGTTTTAGGAATCGTTTCACTAATCTCTGCTTTTGTTAGAATATTTTTTTGAGGAGAAATTGTTCTTAGTTCATTACCCTCTTTGAATTGTATGTTTTGATTTATTGTTGCGTAGTTTTTGAGTATCGCGATTGTTTCTGCTGTTAATTTCATCGTATTCCTTGTATAGTGTTGTATGTTATCGTATTAAATTATATCTTATTATATCATGTATTTTTGATTTGTCAAGTTTTACCCTTTTTAAAGCATGTTCATTTATTCCTCCCACAAAAAATACCAAAGTTAATCTAGCATCTTCTCCATCATCATTAAAAAAACTGTTAGCTCTATGCCATTCCGCAGCATCATACATTATTACACGATTAAAAATATTTTGGAATCTAGTTTTTTCAATGAAAAGTTCATCTTGTTCCGTCCAGTTCTTTATAAATTTTTGTTCATCAAATTTATTACTCTTCTGACCCAAATTTACACTTTTATATAACATATTCGCTTGATCTTGATTAAACGTTTCGAAAATATTCAGGCCACTTTCTACTACCGAATCTTTAAGCTTAAATAATGATGTACCCGAATCAGGATCAATTTTTGGTGTGAGATAGATCAATCCTGCTAATTCATAGGGTGAATCTTCTGTATAACTATCTCTATGTATCCAACCCTTGTTTTTTACATCATTTTTAATTTCAGAATAACGAGGAATTTCTTGAAAATTCATTCCACTATTTTTCCAAGTTATTTCTCTATGATCTAGATTAAAATAGCAACTCATTATTTTTGTCAGTATAGCATTATGTAACTCCTCGTCTATCTTCCAAAGTTCGTCTGTACGCATTCCCGGCCAATGGCCATTGTGAGCTGCTTTCTTCGACAAAGATTTACCATAATTTATAAGTATTTCAGGATCATCAAAAAAATCATCAACGACAATAGGATAAAAATTTTCAACTTTACTATAGTAGGTACTAGTCATATTATTTAATATTGATCTTCTTGCTCTGCCTTTCTTACCAACTTACGAAAATCTTTTATTCTTTGCTTTGCTGCATTTTCTCTTTTTAATCTTTTCTTTTTTGATGCTTTTACAAAATATTTTCGCTTCTTTAGTTCCTCAAAAAGACCTTCATTAATGAGTATATTTTTGAGCTTCTGAAATACTTTATTGGGGTCTTGTCCATTTCTGATTTTTATTGTTATCATATTTTATTTTTTCTTTTTATTTTTGTTTCTTTTCTTTTGCCTTTCTTCTTTTTTGGGTCTAGTATTCAAATCTGCTCCGTGAGAAGCAAAATCTAGTCTTCCTAAATCTTTTAATGTCCCATTAAAAACGTAAGCACCTACATGATTTACTTCCATCCATGGACATAACCACGTTGTAAATCCGATCTTTCTTGCCCATTGACAAAACATATAATCTTCAGATAGATATCGATCTGAATTATTTGATCCTTTTCCCGCATATGCTTCGTTATCAATTACTGTATCAAAGAAAGCATGAATGTAGCGAGAACCATCAAAATGTTCTGAACGATTGTGATCTGGTTTATAGGAAAATTGTGGATATTCATCTCTGAATTTTTCAAAAACTTGTCGCTGGATCATTACGAATCCTGTACCCACTTCTAATACTTCTGAAGGTGTATCAATCTTAATTTGTTCAGTTCCTGCAGTTGGATTAAATACAAAATCTCCAGTATATTTTTCTAGATCATTAGGATTTTCATCTGCTAATCCAGCATCTACTGCGTTTCGTACTTTTTCCCAAGCAATACATTTTTTAGGATAAGGGCCACCGATAATCGGATGTTCATCATCACAAAGAGTAGCGAGTGCTAACACATCTTGAGGTTGGAAATTTATGTCTGCGTCAATGAACATTAAATGTGTATATGGACTCCTAAGGAATTCATCTACCAAATAATTTCTTGCTCTTGTAATTAGACTTTCATTAAAAAGATAAAAGAACTTTACGTCCATCCCATATTTTGTGGCAGTAGTTGCCAAATCACAAGATGCTTTAGTGTACATTCCTGTACATTGTCCTCCATACATTGGAGTACCAACGAATATTTTCTTTTTTCTCAATTCTGTAATATTTACTTCAATTTTCATTTCACCATTATAGTTAAATTATTATAAAAAGTTGAGTAGAGCTTAGACTATCCCACAGTACTAGGCTCATCTTCCGTTACCGCGTCGCGTTCTCCGGAGTCATAAGCTTTTCCACTCCCTCACCCGATGGCACGTTACCGCTGGTCTTATTGGAGGGGACCCTTAACTTCATCTAAGTAGGGTCACTTAATCGCACTCAGGTATGGAAGTCCGTCTCTTCCCCCTGGCTTTAGTGTCATTTGCCCAACTTTATTCACATTAATATATATATTTATTCGGATGTGATATTCCTATATTCTCTTGCATGGAGTATTGCTTCTTTTTTTGTCTTAAAAAAACCACCACCCATTTCTTCTCCATTTTCGTATCTTCGTACAAACCATTTGCCTGTAGTAGGAGAACCAAAAATAAGTTCACCTTCCTCAAGGACTTCAATTGTTGCTTTTCTCATCTAATAATATCCAGTTTATCTATATTGTTAGTATTCCAAAATTCCAACTCTCTTCGGAGTTTTCCATTTGCTTTGACATTTTCCCATCTTTTTTGTGCTTTAATCTTCCACCATTTCGTTAAATTTTCAAAAGAATAATTATCATAATTAGGTTTTTTAATTAGCTTATCTGTTTTACCAAAAATATAATCTTTTGTATTTTCAAAACCATAATCAGAGGTGTAATATCTCTTTTGAGTTGTAATAGCCATTTTCTCTTTAATTAATTTTTGAAATTCTTCAAACTTATTAAGATCATACACTTTCAAATTATTCTTTAAAATAGAATAAATTTTATCTGAAGTTCTCATTTTCGTGCTTGTTGGAATTTCTTGATCTGATGTATAGAGGGGCCCACCGTTTTTTTCTTGTAAAAAATCTCTAGTTTGAGCATATAATTCATCTGAAAGATTTAAAAGCAATTTACTTTCTGTATTTCCACTATGTCGTAAAAATGGTTTTAGTCCATCGTACTGACTTACATTTTTAATTGAACCATAAAGAGAGGTTGTTTCGAAAAACAGTGCTTCCATCTTTTCATATTTCTCATTAAGAAATTTTCTAAGTTCATGACTACAACAATATAATGCTAATAATTTTCCACCCAAACAATTAAATCCAAACGGTTGTGCTGGAACAATATTAAATCCATTAACAAAATGTTTATTAGCAAGATCCAATGGTGTTTTCGAAACTCCAAAATACACGTTTCTTGGCTTAATATTCAATACAGGTGAACCTAATTTAATAAAACCTACATACTTTCCTGTATTTTTTTCTCTAATACAAAATCGACTTGATCTACCGGGATTATTTTCTACATTAAATGATGCAGTAATTTCTAAAAGATGTGTATAATCTTTTCCTAGTATTTTACCTTCTTCAGCTTTATCTGTAGTATGTATTACTTCAAATTCCATATCTTTTGGCGCAAGATCCGGAGAATTAAATAAATCCTCCTCAGGACCCATACCAAAAAAAGAAAGGGAAGTAGGTAAGTCTTCTAAACGTTTCCTTTTCTTATAACGATAATATGCTTCAATATCATTAAAAGAATCATAATGTTCATTAAACTTATCTAATATATCAAATGTTTCCTCTTTCGTTAATTTTAGGAAATCTGCCATATTTTTTTTCTATAGACTAAACATGAATATTACTGTAAGGTATAATATACCCATCATCAATATAAATGTTCCAATCTCTTCAAGCCACATTTTCATCATTTAACTCCATTAAAGAATCTCTCCAATCTCCTAATTCAGAATTAACTCCTGTATGAGTAATTCCTTCTTCTGATAGAAAAACTGGATTTGTTAGTTGTATAAGTTTGCCTTCTTTAACATCCCAAGTATCGCAAGCAATATCAGTTGCAAGATTTGGTTTATTTTCAAAAGCAAACACCTTGCCATCCATATCCCTAGCCAGAAAATTGAAATTATCTGGCACTAGGACTTCAACATTTATTTTTTTCATAAACAATTTATAATTATAGGGTTAAATTACATATAATCGGAATTTTCTTCATCCAAAAGTCTGTGAGCTTCTTCAGCTTCAGTTTCTGCATTCTCTTCATCAGGTAATGCTTCTGCATCAATCTTAGAATACAAATCCAAGAAAGAGGTTTTCGTATCTTCATCAAAACGATTCACACACATTTCGATTGATTTCATTCTATCACCGAAAATTGCGAATGCGTTTGAGATATGAACTAAACGCCGAGTTGCGATTACTTCATCAATTCCTCCATCGTAAAAAGTTTTACGAATGGCGTTTGCCCAATTTACTAGCTTTTCTGAAAAATCTTCATCAGGAACTCCAAGAGAATCAAGAACTTTGTTCACGATTTTCTTTTCAGTAGCAGAATTAGGATATCCCACTTCCATTGTAATCGGAAATCTTTCAAGGAAAGCTTCATTCAAAATATTGGTAAAAACAAATCTACCATCTTCAGAACCTTTTCCTTTAGTATTGGCGGTTGCAACAACTGAAAAACCTTCAGTCGGAGTAACCATTCTGTTTATCTTTTTCAGATAAACACCTTTGCCTTCAAGTATAGGTTGTAGGCACATCACTTTGTTAGATGCTAAATCAATCTCATCAAGGAGAAGAACTGCACCACGTTCCATTGCGATAACTACAGGGCCATCTTGCCAAACTGTATTACCATCAATCAATGCATAGTGACCCAAAAGATCATCTTCATCAGTTTCAACAGTAATGTTAACTCTGATAAATTCTCTCTTGAGTTTAGCACATGCTTGCTCTGTCATGTAAGTTTTACCAGTTCCAGATTCACCGGTTTCAAAAACAGGATAAAATTTTCTAGATTTCAGAACCTTAACCAAATCACTAAAATGTCCGTGAGCCACGAACAAAGGATCTTTTTTAGGAATCAATTCTGCTGGATTAAAATATGTAGCCATATCTAATGTTTCACTTTCTTTTACAGGAGTTTTCTCTTCTGTAACTACGTTCACAGGAACTTCCACTTCACCAGAAAGTGAAGGAATTTTATACATTCCTTTAGAAACTTTTGTACACTTATCAAGTTTTGGATTAGTCAACCAATACGGAAAACCCGTACCTGCTTCTTCCGCAACTTCAGCTAATACTGCTTTCGGAAGAATTGCTCCTTCTCCATGGACTTTAATAGCCGTTTCAAGGAATTGTGTTTGTTTAGTCGTATATGTCATCATTTTTCTCATAACAAATTAAAAATAGACAAGAACTTTTCTCATCTTTCACTACCATTATATCAATAAATCAACAAAAAGTCAAGTGTTTATACAATATTATTTATGCTGCTACCATATCGATAAAACGGGACAATAATTTTCTTCTTTCTAATTTCCCGCCGGAAAATTTCTTAAAGGCTCTAGTCATTTGTGCAACAGATGCGCCTTCAGCTACTACTAATTGCTCATCATGAACTTCCAAATTTTGTCCTCCCAAAATTGTATATTGCTCATTAAATCCTTTCATTTCAGGAACAATATGAAATTTATCTTTACGGAATTTTTTCAGTGCTACTGTAACATCTTCATGTTCAGGAAAATAATCTTCAGCATCAATCTTCTTTAAATAATCAGCCATGTCCCACCTTCTCATTTTATTAACTAAGAAAAAATTTACAATATTAATATCAAAAACTTTTCTTGAAAATTTAACTAAAGCGGTAGTTACATTTTCATTAACGCGATATCTACTATGTCCAGTCGTAATCTGTATTTCCTTTTTGGAAACCGAATCACGAATAATCACATTTTCTTTATTTGGATCAAAATGTTTGGTTTCATCTTCAGACACCCATGTTTGATTATTAGAATGTGAATCACCATCTGTAAGAAAAATACTATTGATAACATCAACTTGATTCTTCTTAATGAAATCTCTCATTACTGAAAATGATACAAACAAAGTTGAATTTAAAGGAGTTCCACCCAAATGCATTCTTTCAGGAAGATAAAAATTAATACGATCATCATCATAATAATACTGCCGTCCGGCATAGTAAT